TGTCTTCCTTGACGTTATCTTCCTTTGGAGGAATCATTATATTATCTTTTTTTAGATAATTGTAAATCAACATATCCCACATTCTAACTTGTGAGAATACATCATTGTAATTAACTTTTGCTTCATACGCCATAGTTAATACAAGTTCAATTAGTTTTAGTTTATCTTCTAAACCATCAACAATCTCAACGTCTTGTATGTTGTAATCTATAAATGATTGAAAGTCTTTTGTATACCATTCTCTAAAAGTATCGTAAGGCATTTCGTCTTTACCTTTACCAAGTTCTACTTTACCAATATAATCTAGTTTATAACTTTCTTGTCTTGTTGGAATAAACTTTTTGTATAAGTCCAAGTAATCTAACATTACGATACCAAAAATATTATAATGAGTTTGTGGTCGACCTCTTACTACAATTGATTCTCTTTCAACTAAATTCCAAGGTGAAAATCTTTTAATAACTTTTTCATCTACGATATGACATATTCTATTCATCAAATAAGGTATATCAAAAAACTTTGTATTCCAACCTGTGATAACATCAGGATAGTTCTTAATCCAAAACTTCATAAACTCCATAATCAAAGACTTTTCTGACTTACATCTTATATAAGTTATGTCTGTTCTATCTGTTTTAAACTCACCTGTACCCCAAGTAATAATTTGTTTATTAGTTTGATTTTTAACTGTGATTGCAAGTAGTTCTTCTGTTGGGTTTTCTACATCAGGAAAACCATTTTCCGCACTACATTCTATATCGACAGTAAATATCTTTATAAACTCTTTTGAAAATTGTATATCATTTGAAAATTGATCAGCAATATATTGATATTGATAACGGTCCATACCATATAGTGGTGAGTTATCTGTGTTATATGATTTTTTAAACTCTCTTGCTTTTGAGATACTACCAAATGTAATTGGTTTAAGATATTGACCTTTTAATGTTTTAAATTCTGTTTCTTCTTGTGTTATAGCATAAAGTGTTGGGTTGTAATCAATTTTTTCTTTGTATTCTTTTCCCTCGTGGATACCACGTACTAATAACTTACCTCTATGTTCAATAACATTTTTATAAAAGTTCATAATTTAATATAACACTAAATTTTATGATTGTCAAGTAAATGTACGATCAAACCATCGTGTTCTTTTTTTAATTGAATTTGACAACCCAATCTACTCATATTTGGATCGTAACCTTTTTCATACTCTATTAGACTTCCTTCGAAAGAGCTTTCGTTTACTTTACCAATCTTATCTATCCAAGATTCATCTACTTTAATATGACACGTAGCACAAGCACAACAACCACCACAGTCACCAGGTATCTCTGGTAAGTTACCATAATCTCTAGCCGCTTCCATAATGGTCATACCTTCGTCAACTTGGACTGGAATGGTTTCCTGTCTTCGTTTGAAGTTTATTGTAATCATTATAGTTTAGGTAATTTAGATTCTGTAATTAGACCTGGTTGTGTTAAAATACTACTTGTATTTTGTTGATACGATGCAAGTATTTCTTCTTTAGGTTCTACTGTAGAAATAACATTTGCTTCTTTTATATCAACCGTATTGTCTTTTGAATATGGACTATATAACGTCATCATTAATTGTACAGGTTTTCCTGGACCTTGTTGATGAGGTATAATCACAAACGGTTGTTTTAGTGTAACTGTATTTGTTTCTAAATTGTGGGTAACTTTGGCGATCACATCTTCGCCTGTTGATAGTCTTAATATTTTCACATCTGACATAATAACTCCTTAATTGTTTATAATATAACACACATTGACTTAAATGTCAATGTTATTTTTCGTCATTGTCTTCTTTGTCTGGCTCAAAACCTACTTTATCAGGTCTACCTTTTTTTTCAATCGGTCTTAATCGTTTACTTAATACAAACGTTCTATTAGGATTGACACTAATATTCATTTGTCGCATTAAATCTCTATTTACCAGTAGATCAGAACCTGATCTCGGTCTTTGGTCTAAACCTATTTCAACATCTTTGTAAGTAAAACCATTAAAAGTTAAATCCATTAATATCGTTGGTCTTATTTCTGATGGCTCGTTAGTTGCGTTTGATCTGTATACTTTACTTGCACCGTGTTTTGGTTTAGTATAAACTTTACCATCATACTTCCATTTTACTATTTTACCTTTTGATTCTATAATTTCATCTGCGTGTAAAGCACAAGCCGCTGATCCATTACCTGTATCAAACTTAACTCTTACTTTACCTACTTCATCTAACTCAATAGTTTCTAACCAACCACATTCTATAAGTGATTGTCTATCCCAATGCGTTCTATCTGATACCCAATCTACTACATAAGACATCATTGTTTCGCCGTCTATTCTACCAGATGGTTCTGGATCAGAATAGTAATCTTTGTATTGATAACCTTCGTAATCAGCGCCAGATCCTGGACTACCATTGATTTCTAAAATGTAAGGTTTACCCTTGTAAACTATGTGATCTACGCCACACATATACGCTCTGGACACTCTAGCGGTCTTTAAAACGAGCTCTATTTCTTCTTCACTTAACTTGTAAGGTTCTGCTTCAGCACCTCTATGTGTGTTTGATCTGAAGTCATAACTACTATGAGTTCTTTTTGTACTAGCAAATATCTTATTATCTACAACAAAAGTTCTTACATCAAAATCACATTCCATATATTCTTGTATTAAAACTTCTGCGTTTAACTTCCACATCGCTTGTACTGTTGCCATCAAGCCTTCATAACTTTCTATCTTAATTACACCAACACCTTGAGTTCCTGTTAGTGTTTTCATAATGATTGGAAACTTACCACCAACCATATCTAAACCTGTTTTTATATTTTTTTCATTTGATACAAAAGCTGTTCTTGGTGTAGGTATACCAAACTTCTCAAATAATAATGCTGATGTTAATTTATTATCACACGTAAGCATTGCTGCTCTAGTGTTTAACATAAATGCTTTTGAGTTTTGAAATGCTGATATTAGAGATAACCCAGCTTCGTCTTCTAGTGCGCCACCTCTTGTAATACAAACTGTATCTCTACCTATAAAAGTATGTTCACCATTTTTACCATCATAATTATAAACAGTAAGTGTATTTTTATCTTCGTCTTTTTGTGTGATGATTGTAGTTTTAGTATTTACAATAACACAATTAATACCTTTTTTCTTACACGCTTTAGATATAAGATCAGCAGTTGTATTTTCTTTAGGGTCTTTTGAATCTGCTACTGTAACAATAGCAATCGTAATAGGTTTTGCTTTACGATCTAGGTCTTGTTCTGTTATAAATTCTCTAAATTTTGGAACCAACATCTATTCATTCTCTGTATTAACTTCTTCCTTATTCTCATCAATCTTTTTTCCAATATTATATTTCGCTGATAAGTTCCATTCTTTTTTTTCTTTAAAAGGTAATACTTTAATTTGAGATAATGGTGCTTTGTTCTCTGCTTGTGATCTATCCACTATATCAATTAAGTTCCAATCCTGTAATAAAATTGAGATTGTATTTCTTCTTTGTATATCATTTTCTGTCAAAGTTGCTTTCTTACCATCTAACGCAAATAGTTCTTTAAAATGTGTGATGTAATACTTACCTTGTTTATGTAAAATATGACAAGATTGATATAATGTTTTATCTTTTCTACTGGCGACACCGATACGTGTCAAAGTTTCTCTGATCTTTAGGAAGTCGTCTGGTTGTTTAATCGTAACCTCTAACATACTCTCTGGCGACCAATTAATTGTTTCTTCGCTCATTTTGTTCTCCCACCTTTGTTCAAGGTCTCTTTTATAAATTCAATTTGTTCGTCTTTTAGTATGTTGAGAGCCTGTTTTGCTTTCTCATTACTATATCCATAATACTCTTTTACATACTCTAAATTTTTCAATTTGGCTTGTGATAGCCATTTGCCACCAAATCGCTTATTTTTTCTAATACTATTTATGTAAAAATGAAACTGGACTTTCTTGTCTAAAAAGTGATACCCATTCATCTCATTCGCCTGAGCGATACAGTCGTAATGCATAGATAAACACTTGTTAATAACGAATGGAGGATACTTTTTTTCCCAAGTTAAATCGTCTGTGTCTAGTAGGTTTTCTTTAGTGAAATTTATAGCGTTAAGGTAATCACGTAACTCATACATATAATAATCCTTTTTCTATCTTCTTTTTTGATGTTTCAAGTGTCCTTTGTGACTTCCCATATAATAATCACCTGGTTCATAATCCCAACGTTTGCCGTGATGACCTCTTATATCAGCATACCACATTCTCAACTTTACTATCAAAGTTCTAAATAATGTTCTTCTTGCCATTGTATTCTCTTATTTAAATTTACAACTTGCCATAATTTCTGTTAGACAAGCAATCATATTTATTTCTTGGTCTGCGACAAACGCAGATTTATATTGGTATCCAGCCAAAATTAATATAGATTGAGGAATAGATTTAGAGTCTAAACTTGAATATAGAATTTCGTAAATCGTTCTAAACAA